ATATAATGTCTCTTGCCAAACATTGAAATGTTCAGCTTATTTCCTGACAAGGATAACCAAAACCTGATTTATTTTTGGGAAATAATACTTATAAAGAATTGACAAGTGGATTACTCCACAAATCTTACCATATTGCTATATTAAAATAGCTGCTCTTGTACTACTTCTGTATGTCAACAATATTTCAAAGAACTATTTTTTTGATGCCTCAGGTTTCAACCCGAAAGCGGATGCAAAATTACATCATTTTTCGATACCCTCAAAATATTTCTTTCATTTTTTTATTGAACGACGTTAAATTTAACTTCTATTTACATTAGAAACGTTTTCAAAAGCAGTAAAACGGTATATATTATATAAAAACCATCTTATAATCACGGCAAAACGAAATGTGATTGATTGCAAAAACGAAATGTATATTCTATTGCAAAAACGAAATGTGATTATTTTTACAATCAACCACATTTCGTTTTCAATCTTCAATCTTCAACCTCCAATCTCCTTCAACTTCACAAACATCGCACCGACTATCTTGCACAACGCACTCGTATAGTCAACACTGTACTTGTCCTTCTTATCGTCATAGCTCACAACCTCGGGCATGTACTCCATCAGCTCCTGGGCTATCATGCCATTGCTCGTCTGGCCGTCATCCTTCCACTCAAAAGTGTGCAACAAACCATCTTGCGTGCCAAACAGCTTCGCAACGAAACTATCGTCTATGCCACGGACGTTCTCCTTCAGACGAGCGTCACTCGACTGGTTCACAGTCTTGAAATTGGCAATGCCACCCTGAGTGATGCCCCAGTTGCCGCTATCAACATCCTCAACAATGTTGATGTAGCTCTCGTTGCTCGAGTCGCCTATCGTCAACACATCGTCCGAAGAAATGTGGTTCAACACGTTCGTACGAAACTCTCCATTGACCCTCACATTGCCGCTGAACCTCGCAGTGCCGCCAACGTCCAACTTGTAGGCCGGACTGCTCACTCCTACACCAACATTGCCGGCAGGAGTAACGGTCATCACGTCTGTCGTGTTGTGACGAAACTTGAACTGCTGACCATATACTATCATCGAATAGACACCGGTACCAGCGCCAGACACACTGCCCATCTGACCGCCCATCACCAAATTGGCGGACATACCACTACCCGCTATGTTTATACGCAAACCACGGTAAGTATCGACACTACCACTCGGAACAGTCACGCTGACACAACCATTCACGTTACCACCGCTGAGAGGCAAATATGAATGGGTGTGGCTCGTCTTGGCATAGCCACTCAACTTCTCTGTAACCCATCCCTTCATCTGCGTCACCAACGTATTCAAACCATCCAAATCTAAAAACCTTCCCATAATAATAAAATTTTATTCAAGTTTACTTTTCCCTTCGGCCAGTGACCGTAGGTTCGCAAGTAAAAAACTTACTCAAAGTCAACAAGTCAACAAGTTATTGGTTGTTCTGGTCATTGACAAATTCTAACAAGAAGAGTAGCAACTTGTTGACTCGTCAACTCGTCAACTCCTTAGAACAACGCATCAATCTCATCATCACTTATCGCCTCCAATACAGGCACCCAACTGTCAACATACAAACCGTTTGTGTCACATTTCAACGGCGCACGCATAGTCTCGTAGCCGGGTTGTGACACCTGCATACGTAGGTCATAATTCAGCTCAATGTTGACCTCACCGCTCTCACCGCCGGTGCCAGTCAATAGCAAACCTTTGCTCACCGTGTGAGTGTGACCGGTGTTGCTGCTGGATATAGTCAGCTTCTTGTTCGTCGCGTCAGGTACAATGGACACATTGTCACCAGCCTCCACCGTCAACACGTCTGCCTTCGCACCAGCCATAATCCTGACACTACCTACCTTCAATGTCGAGAAGGCATTCTGGTTGACCTCGGCACCATCAGCAACTCTATTCAACTTAGTAATCATCGGAGGCGTCATCACACCACTCGTACTGCTGCTCGCAACAGGCAACGAAGCTGTAATCTCACCGGCTGACAACTCACCGCCACTGTTGATATAACCTCCAGCTACTATCAACTTCTGGCTGTAGTCTGCCTGCTTCTCAAACTTGAAACCACTCTCGGGAGTCAAAACCCAATAGCTGTCGCTGCATATCTTGTTCAAACGGTCGGCATTGCCCTTGCCCTTGTCACCAGGATATGCAGTAGAGGACGTCTCGCCAAGAGCAAGACTCGCACTAATCTCTACATAACTGCTGCCACTCCAACGGTACGTCTTGTTGTCATCCTGAGACACGTATATCTTGCCAGACTCACCACTCGCCGGAAAGTCCGACTTGCTCGCATACTCTACAACGTCGTCAACGTAACTCGGCAACTGTGACGACGGAACCTTGCCGTCACCATCCAACGTCGCAACACCATTCGCACTGCCCTTGTCAGTGATAGGAACATAGTCTCCACTCGCAGTCGAAATCTTACTGTTTACCAACTCCTTGACCTTCTCAGTATATTTCTGGAGGCCATCCAAATCCAAATACTTTGCCATAATCTCAATTTTTAATATTCAATATTCAATATTCAATCTCCAATCTTCAACCTCCGACCTCCCCTCCCCAAGGAGGGGGCGGGCCTTAGAACATACCAACTATCTCATCATCACTAATCGACTCATCATCATCAACATCACCACCACCACTCAAAGCACGTATCTCACCATCACGGAAATAATACAACGTGTTGCTCGACTCGTCAATATACAACCGGTCTGAAAACGGCAACCAGCCACTATCACTCTGCTCACTGCCGTAACGGGAGGCATCAGACCAGTTCATATACTGCCGCGAATCAGATGACACACCAAGACCTTCGACATAAAGAACAAACCTGCCGCATGTCACGTTCCACATCACTGACACTCCTTCGTCACTGCCCGAGTGCGTAGAACTATTCGGAAGAACGTCTCCGCTGCAGAAACCACCAAACATCACTACATGGTCTCCAACGGACATCACGCTAAGCTTGTCCTCAGCCGACAACATACGCTCACGCAATTCTTCAACCGATGACAACACTCCGCTCAAATCATCTTTCCATGCACTCCAGCTGTTCAAGGGCCACGAACTGCCGTCTGGCAACTTCTCCTCAGTCCAACTAAGGTTGTAAAGTCTGTAAAACTCATGCAACGAATGTTTGTGACTGCCGTCAAGCTCACCGGAACCGATGACAACCATATTCGTCAGCAAATGCTGAGTAAGGCAATGAAGCATGCTGTCAACAAACACATCAACAACACCTACAACAACGTCAATACCGCCATATACGTCTGTCACTTTCCAACGACCATAAACACTCACGTCGCCGGAACGGACACAGTCCATGAACTCGTCACTCGTGAAGTAACTGCCAAGCTCAGACAAACGCACACTGCGTTCAACAAGTTCCGACAAATCTCTGACAGCATCTCCATTTGACTTGATGGCAACAGCATTTGACTTGATGGCATCACTGTTCAACTTGACAGCCTCGGCAATTTCTGTTATTCTCCCATTAACCATATCAAGGCTGCATAAATTACCCATAAGCAACCATGCAGAATCGCCAGTATTACCCTTTTGCCATGCATACACATTTCCATTCTCAGACTGTGTTGGATCAGATGGATTCCAGATGGCTACGAGTTGTCCGAAACGCAGATATTTACCATTAGTACCGACTGGATTAGCCCCATCTTCAACCATCATGGCATAGCTGGCATATACCTTGTGGATACCCATACCCTCCAAATTCTGTTCTACTTCGGCGATGTATTTCAAGACATCGGATTGGAGTCCGAAGGTATCTTCAGCGCTGATGCCACCTGTTTCTGTAACCAATCTCAGGCGTTCCGCTATCTGCCGTAACTGATAGATTGTTTTCATATGGTCATTAATTATTAAATCCACGGATCGCCTAAAACATCAAATGTAACGTCTATAGGAGCATTAATCGGACCGTCCACTTCTGTACCTCCAGACAACTCCATATAACCTTCGCCGTCCAGAATAAGATAGTGGGGATTGTCACGAGAAGGAGTGTCTCCTCCTGTCATGAACATACTGCTGACTGAGGGATGAAAGGCACCAGAACAAATACGTTTAGTTTCACCCCAGGAGCTTGCGAGACTCTTGGCTTTCACATGGTAGCGGTAGCCTCCGAAGATCTCTTTGACTTCAACTACACCTCCATAGCCGTTAATCCACTTTACTTCAACAGTCTGGAAATCGGTCCTGTTATTTTTGTCTATGAGAAAGGACAACTGACTAAGCATGTCAGGGATTTCCGAATACACATAATCACTGTCTGCCGACGTGTTTACTATTGTGCCGATTGCAGTTTGCCTTGTAGTTCGAATCTGACCGTCTTCAAAACTACGGGGCATGGTCTCTGTCTTTGATATTTTGACATAAGCCTTACCCGTAATTCCCAAATCCAGGTCTGTTACTCCGATTAGTGGTACAAGTCCGATATTCTCGACCCATAGAGAACCGTTCGTGAATTTAGCAACCGTTCCATTATAAGTCACTTCCGGTTTCTTGACGAAATATGTCACATCGGTGTCAACTCCCAGTCCCTGTAGCAACATCTCTATAGCATAACTACTGAAGTCCTGCATAGTCGATAAGTCATCAAGATAGATGGGCTGACCGCCTTCTTTAAACAATACTTTATTCATATTCATATAATTCTATGCTGAACGTGCGCCCAGCGGGTTTGTAACTTTTAAGAATCTTTTTAATAATTACAAGATATTTCCAACGATATTTGTCTTGTTCCTTTGACTCTAAGGATGTGCATAAGAATGACGGTACATGTACTGTGAAATTCACAATACCATTCTTGATGCCATTTCCCATCAGGACAAAGCCACTTCCCTCGTGCAGCCGGTACAGTATATTGGCACGCTGCATTTCATCGTAATAGTAGAATGCTGAAGAATACGTCTCTTCAGGAGTATCTATGTATATCTGACTGTCGGTTAGGAAAAAGGCTGAATTGAGGGCATTCTCCAGGCTAACAACGTTGCAAGTAGTGTCCAGACGGTTTTCAACATCATTCCGCAGACTGACGAAGTCATTATAAAGACGACGCAGCGGGCATGTCAGTACACCCAGAAATGAGACGAGGAACTTACTGCGCAATATTGGAGGTAACAGATGTACCATCAACTTGTATAAATCAATCTTGTACCACATAAGTCAAACTGTTTTCCAGATTATCCGCTATATAGCTGCCACTATTGCCTGTGTAGTTATTACCAGAAAGCAAAGTATAGGACGCATCGCCGTCTGATTTATAGCGGCATTCCTGTAGTTCAACGTCCTGGACACCATCAACAGACTGAATGGCATCTACAAGCTTCGTCTTGTTGAAGGTTCCACCATATAGAATACTCTTCAGGTGTTTGGCAATGGCTTCCTCCACAGGCTTGCTTCCATCCCTTAACGACCCTCCGTCATCATTCAATACCAGTGGGTCGATTGTAACGGATGCCTTCAGCAGCAAGTGGTCGCTCGGATTGCTCATAATATTCAGGATAACACCTGCCACCTTTACTCTGTTCATATACTGTTTGAACACCGTTAAAACATCGTTTGAAAGGGCTACGGGATTGCCGCCTTCATCTCCGCTCACAAGTATCTGTACGCTGGTTCCCTTGTCACGCACGGCTGCATACTTCACTATCTGCTTGCTCTCATCGATGGTAGCATACTCGTACTGCTGTGTCCGCTCGTTCAGAACAAGGCTGTCGCCATACTGGAAGGCTAAGGCCATCTTGTAGTACCAGGGAACACTCGCTACAACTACATGGGCAATCTTGTTTTCCAAATCGATTTTATACTGGTCAAACAACTTTTCAACAACATGACAACATGCCGCCACGATAAAGAACAGGATGTTCTCTATGCTCACACTGGAGAATTTGCTGCTGAACGTATCTTCCACGCTCAGACCATATTTCTCTCTTATTGCCGCATCGCACATGAATGCGTCCGTCATCGTCTTCTTTATTTCTGCTACGCTTCTTGCCATATTATTCAAATTCCTCTCTAAATTCTTGCTCAAATATACGCAGACGAATGTTGCTCAGGTCACGGGCAGTTGATGGGCTTACGTCATTGGACTTGCACCATGCCTGCATCGTCCTATTGTAAATCTCATCTGGCATGTTCAGTTCTGTGCCTGCAACAGGAACATCTGTCATGCTTATGTTGTTCTCTTTGGCAATCGCTATCATTGCTTCCCATGAGCCATATTCCTGAATGGCAATGTCTGCCAGCGTCTGCCCGTCTTTAACCTTCTGCTTCATCGCTTCACTCTAGTTATGATATATCCTGCCAAGAAAAGGCCGACCAGCAGACCCACAAACCACAACCAACGCCATGATCTTTTTTTCACCACAGTCACCTCATTCAGGCTGCTACCGTTATAGCCAGAGTCATTTCTGGCATAGCTCTGTTCTTGGTTCTGGGCGGTTGACTTCTCTTGCCGGTTGCCCGTACGCTTCATTTGACTTTGAGTCATACCCTTGTAGGTGTCCTTGCTGTGTTCCACCTCATGCAGCAGCACACGACCCGTCGAGTCTGTAACTATACGCTCATAGAACTTGTCTACGATACTGTCACTCCAGCCCGTATGTGTAGCCTCTTCCGCCAAGGCCGTCTGTTCCAGCTGCTTTGTCTGCCCGGACAGTGTTGCAACTGAGGAACTGACAGTCTGAGCGGTTTCAGTCCGCTTCTCCGTCACCTTCTCTTTAGTCTTGCAGCTGCCCAGACATAATGCTAAGATAAAAATGGTGACTTTCATAATAATGTACTTGTTGAAAATTCTTATCATGACAGTTTATATTTACGAGTTATCTCGATCCAAATACTTCCATCCGCCCCACAAAGGATATTATACAATTTTTCAAATGCCTTTTGTGAGTCTGTCACTCGTCCTTTGATTGTGTTATATCCTACGATTAGACAGCCTGCGGAACTTTGTTCCGTACTTCCCATGTGTATCAATATGCCATCGAAAGCAGGTACATTAAGAAGCCTTGGTACCCGTCCACCACAGAAGTTCCGGTAGTATGGTTTCTGTGAGAACTTCGGACTTACTACACCTAACGTCACACGGTACATGCCAGTAGGTATAGCCGTCTGCAATGGCACCTTCAGCTTCTTCAGTTGCACATCAGGCATCGTCTGCGTCATCCCACGATCAACGTCTTCTATTGTGTCGCAGACATATTTCCCATCTACGTAAAGATGCCCTATACAATAGGTCTTACAATTGTAAGTTCTGATCAATTCAATTTTCATAATACTATTTTTTTTATTTGTTCCTACGTATAATCTCATCCACCGCCAGCTTGAAGCCGAATATGGTTGCTGCGTACACCAGTGTCTGACCAAAGTACCAAAGGGCACCACTTGGCACGTCACCTTCCGGACTCCTGAAAAAGGCAATATAACACATCACTATGCCGCTCATCAGAGTCACCACTGCCGTTGCGTACTGTACTTTATCTTTCGTATGCTGTTCCATAATGCTAATATGTTGATTCTATCTGTATGCCGTCACGCATAATCTTCACGCTACTAACCCTCTGACCGTCCATCTCCAGCTGTTCCTTGATGGATGTGCGCCAATAGATGGGGTCATTATCCAGGAGCATGTCACTTATGCCAACACCCACCGCAGGGCGTTCTTTCAGTTCACCCTTATGTAGTAGCAGAAGCAGTGCCTGGTTCTGGCGCAGAGTGTCGCCAAGTGCCAGCGTTCCCTTCTCAATAACGGGTTCCAGATAGTTGCCTTCTCCATTGCCCCATGTCAGTTGCATTCCTATCATATCAGTGCTTTATCTTTTCGTCCTCATAGTCACCCCTCTTGAAGGATGAGGCTGGGGAACCGGGGTTTACTGTTGTAAACGTACCGCCTGGATGCGACACCGTCACATCATGCGTATGGCTGTTGAAGGTGTTGACCAAGTCGTTTATCTTATTTGTCAGTTGCTCAATGTTTATCAGACCGCCAAGTTTGCCGCCATTGATCACGATGGTCTCTATATGGTCCACCTGCAGAACTACCAGCTGAGACAGATCCCCGCTCAGGCTGCCGACGGTCACGGCACTGCCTATCTTCGGGGTTACAAGCATCTCACCGTCATCATCCAGCTCTGAAGCTCTGAGCCGGACATCAGGAATGACGATATTCCCAATCTCCACCTCACAGAGATTGCCAGACACCGATTTTACGATGCCTTGGGTGATGGCAATACCATTGCTGCCAATCCCGCTCAGATAGTCTTTTAGTTTTCTGTATTCATTCATATCGTTAGCTCAATCTAAATCCTAAATCTATCTTTCGCGAACCGCCCCCTTTCCCGAACTCCGTTGTCACAGAGGTCACGAAATATGTTCCTTCCTTATAAGGGTAGTCTTTATCCTTGATTGTCACGCTATCAGCAGGCTTGCACATAGGGATCAACCATCCGGTGATGCTACCCTCATAGCCGTCAAAGGTCCGGCGCTTCACCTCCAGCTCCCCACGTGCCTTCATTGAAGCTTCATCAGAGGTGGCACACTTGACTTCAATCTTCTCGCCGCCAGTGCTGCCAGTCTCGACTTCCTTGACGGTCCCGTCAGGCATAAGAGCCTTGACCACTACTTTCACCTTCTTGTCTTCGGCACACCGATAAGTAAGATCTTCCTTTTCGACATTCAGGGCAAGGTCATATATACGTTCCTCCCCAATCTTCTCGCCAGGGGGATGTACATGCAGCTTGTCATCCACATATATGTCTGCACCGCACTCTTCCTGAACCTTTTTCAGTACATCAAAACCGGTAGCGTTATTGATGACAAACTTCTGATACGTCCAACTGTAGGTGCAATCCAGCGTCAGACCAATGCCGCAGCCGTTGATGACCTTCTTTAGCAACGCCTCCAGAGTGACATTCTTCAAGACCTCATTCGGTAGTTCCTTGCGGAACAGGAACAGGTCATCTTCACAATGCAGCTTGATATTGCCGCCGTCAGTCGATATGCGTTGTAGCCATCCCTCAAACTCCAGTTCCATTCCAGTCTCATCATAGCCGAACTTGATGATGACACCGTCACCACGCTTCAGCTTGTCTTCAACCTGGAGTGCCTGGTTATATTGCGACGCAGGCAGTGTGATAACAGCCGTGTCCGCCAGCTGCTCAACACTCTTGTGTATCTCCACCTTGTCAAGCATACCCAGCCGGTACTCGCCAATCTGTATGTCATACTGCATCGTGTACATCGCTCTTATGTATTTAAGTCATCACGGCTCAACAGCAGCTTGTAAATGTCATCGCTGTATGCCGTAATCGTATAGTTCTGATTTGTCAGTCCGGTGGTGAAGGGAATATCCCAGCTCTCTATCGCCAGCTGACTGATGCCGAAGAGCTCCAGCAAAGGACACAGCGCCTTCACATGTCCTGCCTCGCAGAAGTTCTTTAGCGTTGCCACGTCCTCATCAGGGTATTTCCCATCACGTGACATGAGGATGCCTTCTATTCTTACAGTGTAGTCATCCTGTGTCCACCGTTCTTTGATGCTGCCTTTGATGGTACCCTTGCTCACATGGCGGCGGACAAGGATGTTCTGACCATTGAGGCTAATCATCGGTTCTATCGGGAACAACCATTCTTTAGCACCTGACTCTTCCAGCTGGAAACGCAATGGCATAACCATCGGAACGCCAAGGGCATTTGTCCTTACCACTTCCTCCAGTTCCGCATCACTCATATCTTCCACATTGAACTCATCGCTGTCAGGCATTGTTTTGCCTGATGGCAAATAGCCGGTATTGATGCCGTGAAAGTTATTCTCACGGAACAGCCCATAGGGTGGGACTTTCGTCAGCCCCATTGCCCTAAGAGCAATATTCTGTAGTAGAAACCTTGATGTCTTCATCGTTCTGTACTTGTTGCTATTTCAAGAGCCCTGTTCATGCTCTGGAGCACGATACGTTCAAGCTCTGCCGTGTCTGTCCTGTCTGCCATTGTAACGTAGATATTATCAAAGAACTTGCCGATGTTCATGGTGATACTGGTGTTTCTTGTTCCACCAGTTGCCAAGGCTTCTGCGGTTTTGTTGCCCTTGCCGCCTTTTCCACTGTTGCCTTTGCCGACTTTTACACTCTTTCCACCACTGGCTGCATTGAAGGTTACTTTCCCTGCACTGCCTTTTGTGCCAGGTGTGGCAATAGAAGCTTCTTTCTTCGTGTCTTTCTGCTGTTGCTTCTGGCTCTCGATGCGGTAGTTCTTATCGTATTCAGCGGCAACACCTTCAGCGAGCTTCTTAGTTGATTTCAGGGCTTTCTCTGCACTTGTGATGCCTGTGATGTCCTTTACGCCATCGACTGCACTGTTCCATGCCCCTTTGAAGTCACCATTGAAGAGCTTTGCAAATGCCTCTCCGATTTTACCGATACCGCTCATTAACGTCTTCAGGCGATCAATGACATAATCCTTGATGATGTTGCCGAAGCCCATCATCGTGTTCCACATCGTGAGGATGAAGGCGCGGAAACCAGCAAACTTGTTCCAGCAATAGACAACCCCTGCCACAAGTGCTGCAATGACTGTTATCACAATGCCTATCGGGTTGTCTTTCAGTGCCGCATTCAACAGCAACTGTGCTGCTGTCCAGGCATTCGTCGCAATGGTAACAACACCCTGAATTGCTGCAACGGCTCCTATCGCTATGGCATGGGCACTGAAAGCTATGGTACCAACTGCCACTACAGCAGCTAACAGACCAAGCTCAGTCTTCCAGTTTACAATAAAGCCAATGACTCCTGCTATAACAGAGAATATCCCTCTGATTGCTGAGGCTATCGGTGGAACAATAGCCAAGAATAAGTCCATGATGTCATTGACAATGGGCTTAATCTCGTTGAACATGTCAACGGCTGCCTGTTGTACATTGCCCACCAGCGTAGAGAACTTTCCGCTGACCGTCTGGCTCAGTTTGTCACTCATACCCGCAAAGGCACCGCCTTCGCTGGTGGCATGATTGATGGCTGCTGCAACGGCATCAAAGCCTATCTGTCCCTTACTCATCATGTCCTGAAGTTCGGCGTATGTCTTGCCGGTCATTTTCTCCAGTTCCTTCAGGGGGTTGAAACCTGCATTGATGAACTGTAGCAGATCCTGTCCACTCATCTTGCCGGCACTGGCTACCTGACCGAATACAAGGGAGAGACTGCCCAGTTTATTCTTGTCACCGGATGCTATGTCGCCCAGCTGGCGCAGATAGCCGTTCACCTTGTCTGCCTGAACACCGAAGTTCAGCATAGTCTTGGCATTATCTATCAAATCCAGGTTGCCGTAGGGGGTCTTTGCTGCAAAGTCATTGATTTCCTTTAATATCCCTGCCGCCTTTTCTTCACTGCCCACAAGGGTCGTGAAAGCGACGCTTGTCTGTTCTGCCTGTGCTCCAAGAGCCGTGACAGCTCCCACACCTGCACTGATGAGAGTATAGGGGTTTGTTAGGAGCTCCATGCCAGGCAGGGACATCAGGGAACCCTTGAAATTAGAGAAAGAGAAGGCTTTCCGCAAGCAAGACCCTGTAGAAGTCGCCTTACGGGATATTTCGTCCAGCTGTCGAGAAGCCTGTTGAGCAACGTTTACCACATTACCCCCATCTGCCTTTAGCTTGATAAGAAAATTAAGTACGCTGTCCATTTTTGTTTGCCTTCGCTTCCTCTTTGCGGATGTCAATCAGATACCGGATAGTCCATGCCCATTCTTCATCACAGAGTGTGTCAGGGTCTATGTGCATGTAATACCTAAGTAACGTGTTCAGAAACAACACATCACCGTCTTCGGCATCTGGTATATCGGCATCCGCTAAAGCTTTTTTATCTGTGACTCCTTCACTTTTATGACCTCTTCCATCTTGGGGATAACTGCCAGGAACAGGTCATCTTGCTCCTGTATCTCCTTGTCACCCTCAACCCAGAGCTGCTTCAGCAAAGTCTCGCTCATCTTGATCGGGTCTTTCACCACGCTCACATAGCTTAAATCCTTGCGGTTAGGCTTGCGAACGATGCAGCTCTTCTCTCCAACACTAATCTCGTACAGGGCGCCGTGCTTCTTCTTCAGCTCGGCTATTTGCTCTTCTGTCAATTTCATTTTACTACTGTTTTGAATGATTTTTCAATACTGTTCAAAGGGCTACAGGCTCTTTAAGTCAATAAAGATAAACGGCAAGGTCTTCTCCTGGAACTTGTCGCCCTGCTTCCACTCGGTGTTGTCCTCTGTAAACTCAACGCCTATAAGCATATCGGTGGTGACTACATCACCGGCACTGGGGTTGCCATAGGCTGCCACAATGTCCATGCTCGCATCCAGAATATCACCGCCACTGGCTTTCTTAAGGGCCTCATACTCGCTTTGCAGCAAGGTAATCTCACCGTCATAGGTCTTGTTGCCGCGCTGGATGCTGTGGGGCTTGTTGCCTTTGGCATGCAGCAGTTCTTTCTCTTGCTTCGCGCTGTACTTCACGCCGCGAAGACCGGTCACAAGACGGCCTGCTAAGACCACATTCACATCAGACCATTCATATTCTCTTGTATTTACCATAGCTTAATCTTCTTTTATGCGTTTGTTACTTGGAAACCTAAGTTTACGTCAATATAGCGGCTGTAGCCGTGAGGACGCACCTTTAGAGTCACCACAATCTTAGAGGTGGAAACCACGTTCTGCTTCTCGTCAATATACACATGACAGCCTTCCCCGTCAGTAGCACTAAGTTCACCGTTAGCGGTCATCTGGCGATTGATGGCATTCTCCAGAGTCTGCTGCCAGCTCTTCACCACAGCATGCTGCATCGTGCCGTCCTCGTTCAGGTCTATCTCGTCAAGAAGCTCGTCCAGCATCGTGTCATAGGCAATACGGTAAGCCTTGTCTATCACACGGCGGTTCGTAATGTGGGCATAGTCATCGGTAGGTTCACAAGCCAACGGGTCGTCGGCATAGAAGTAGCCACTTCTGCCTACGTACTTGCGTGGAACAATGTAGCCCTTCTCAAAGATGCCAGCCACTACACTGCCGCTCTCGTCAACCTTCAGGCTGCCGATGAACATCTCGGTCGGGAACAGGCTGCCGTCTTTCACCCTGCCTATGTTACGCTGAACAGGAATGCTTGCAATACGGCCCATCAGTGTGCCTACGGCGGCATCCTTGCTGCCGCTCACTGTGTCACCTACAACGACGCATACACGGTTGTACGTCTCGACAGAGAGGTTCTTCAACTCCTTGCCGGCATCGTAGTTCCTGCCTTCAATGCCGATAAGCAACGGGGCATACAGCTCGGTGGTTGCCCACTCGGCCAGCTGCTGCGCTTTGGGAAGGGCGGTGAACACGTCAGGATCAAGACCGTTCGTACTCGCAGTAGTGCTGCTGCTGATGTTCACACCGGCAACGAAAATGCCGCGCAAGGCTCCGTTCTGACTTGTTATCAGGTGGCGGGCATATCCGGCTGCCGTCTTCGTGTAGTCGCAGATGTCTGTAGCTTTTGTAGTGGTGGCTACGGGATAGACAATGAGCTTGGTACCGCTCTCTGCCTCATCGTAGAACTCCTTCACATGTTTGTACAGCTTACCGTTGCTCTCTTCCGTCACACCAAGGGCGGCAAGATCGTCAACACTCGTGAGTGTGTAAACGGTGTTCAGTACCAGTTTGCCTTCTACAGCAGACGCTCCACAGATGAGGGCCAGGAGACCGTCGGGACTTTCACCGACGGTTCCAAGAAGCCCGTTAAGAAACTGAATTTTTACTCTTGGTAGTTGCATAAGAGTCTCGTTTTAAGGGTTAGGCACTTGCGGCCTCTGCAATAACGTAGATGCCCTTCTTGTCGTAACGGCGATAGCTGCCACCTGCTCGCATCAGGAACGAATAGATGTCGCCGTAGTAGGTAGGATTGTCCATGCTGTCGAACATCTTCACTTCACCAAGGGCACGGCTCACACACTGCTCCTGCCATGCAAGACCGGCTGCCAGCTCGGTAGCTGTTGCATTCTCAGACCACTTTAACAGTGCTTTGTCCGATTTCAGGCGCAGAACCTGTGAACGCTGCATAATGGAGAAACCGTAGAGCTCGCCAACGATACCCTTCTGGGCATTGGCAGATGCCAGGAACGCACTCAGCTCCTTATCGGTAAGGTCATCCAACAGGTCAGCATACATGCAGGCATCCAGAAGAATATAACGGCCAGAGGCAGGAACATCATCCTGATTGAACTTTGTCATCAATGAAAGAACTGTTGCTTTGGTCATCTTCTTGCGGGTGCCGGTGGCTGTGCTCGAAGTATGGGCCGCACGGGCCTCGCCTTCTGTCTCTATGACCTGACCTGCGACAAACCAACGGTAAAGCAGGTTCTGGTGGGCTTGCTTCTGAAGCTCCATGCGGTCATTCCAAAGGATGCTCTGGCGCTTGTCGTAAGCGAGTTCCACCGTGTCTACGTTCGGAATGTAGATGGGGTTGGTGGTCAGCTCATCCATGTCGTACGTCAGGTCCTGATCGGTACGCTGTTTCACTGATGCGGGTTTCTCAGTGCGGTTAATCTCTACACCGGAAGGGGCACCGGCGTTAGGGATGTGCACGGTCTTGTTGTTCACGAAGACGGAGTCATCAATACTCTTCGTGGCAAAGCTGTTGTCGGGAAAGAAGTTCTCGACGATGGTGTTCAACCATACTTGTTTGTTTAATGCCATTTTTTTTGAATAATTAAAGGTTATACTTCTTGTTGCTTACTCTTTGTAGTCTACACCGAACTTGTCCTTGTAAAGCGAGCAGAACAGCTGCTTGTTCTGAGCCTTCAAGTCGGCAAGGCGGTTCTCCTTGTCAAGCTGGTCCCATGTCTTGCCCTCAAAGGCATTCTTGGCACCTACATAGTCAATGAAGTCAACGGCACGGGCACCGGTCTGAACCTTCATGCTGTTAATCAGTTCCTCAGCCGCTACACGGTCACTGATCATGAGCTTCTTCATGGTGGGAACCTGCTCCTTGGTAATCTTGCCCTCTGACACTGCCGTGTTCAGGAAAGCATCTACTTCTTTAGCCTGCAAGTTCGCAATCTGCGTCTTGTAAGCATCGTTTGCCTGCTGGAGGGCGTCACATTTCGTTGCTTTGTTCTCCAACGCCTTGATGTGTGCTACGATAGCACTGGCATCCTCCTTGTCACTGAAGGACGGGATTGCCTTGATGTCATCTATTAATGCCATTTCTTGTGAATTTTGTGGCTCGAAAACGAGCCGGTTATTAAAAAAGTTATATATCTCTTCTGCCGTTGTAGGCTGCTCTTCGGTAGTCGCCATGTCATAGATGCCATCACACAGCTTCATCTTCACTGCTTCTTGGGCATCTATCCAGTGGTCTTTCTCATCGAAGTATTTTGCCTGTACGTCCTTGGCCTTCATGCCGCAACGTCCGGCTATCATGTTCGCAAGGTCTTCCTGTAGCTGCTCCATCTGGTCAGCAGTCTGACGTAAGGCGGAGGCATTGCCCCAGGTACCGCCGCTCACACTATGAAGCATTAGTCTTGCGTATGGGCTCATGTAGAGGGGTTTCCCGCAAAGGGCAATGATGGCGGCAATGCTCGCTGCCACTCCGTCTATGTATATGGTAATGTCGCTCTTGCTCAGGCGCAGCGTGTTGTATATGGCCATGCCCGAAAACACGTCGCCACCGCGGCTGTTTATCCTCACGTCAATCTTCTCGTACTGGCTCGACAGGGCTATCAGCTCACTGACAACTCGTCCGCTCTCTACTCCTCCTTCTCCAATGTCACCGTACAACAATAGGGTGGCTCCCTCGTCACTGGGGATAATGTTAAAATAATGTCCTTTCATGTCTTTGAATTTTTCGCAAATTTCGCATATTTTTCCAACACAAAAAAACGCTCTTTCCGTCATGCCATCCTGCACGAATACCTTGTGCGCACGGGGCGTCAGTATGGAAAAAGAGTTTCCGCATCTCGCATTTTATGCGCAATTTTGCATGTAGATTCAATAATGTATTATATGGCTAATCAGAACATCGACAAGAAGGACATAGCAAAGTCGCTATACCTCAACGGCTCGTTCACACAGGAGGAGATTGCCGAAAAGGTGGGTACCACACGGCAGACCGTCTCACGGTGGGTCAAGCAGGGGGCATGGGACGAGCTCAAGGCGTCGCTCACCATCACGCCCGCACAGATACTGGCAGGGCTCAACAGGCAGATCGTGGAAATCAACAACAACATCAACCAACGGGAGGAGGGAAAAAGGTTCGCTACTGTTCCCGAAGCCGACACGCTCGCCAAACTGGCGTCAGCTATCAAGAAGATTGAGCAGGATGTAGGCATTGCCGACATCGTGGACGTTGGCATACGCTTCACCAACTGGCTGCGACCACTCGACCTCGACATGGCGAAGAAGTTCAGCCAGCTGCTCGACGCTTTCATCAAGGAACAGATGAAATGAAACCGGCAATCAGCAATCAGTAATCAGCAATCAATAATCAATAATCAATAATCAATAATCAGTAATCAATGACACTTGAAGATAAGAAAGCACTTCAAAGGTGGGAAGAGCATCACAAGGCGCTTGCCGCTGACGTTCCCGTAGAAGACTGGATGTCTAAACGCGACATCGAGAAGCGACGTATGGAACTGGAGAAAGACCCTATTGCCTGGATCCGGTATTTCTTCCCCAAATACGCCAAATACGACTTTGCACCGTTCCATGTCAAGGCCATCCGCCGCGTCATTGGCAATCCTGAATGGTACGAGGTGCTGTCGTGGAGCCGTGAGCTGGCGAAGTCGACGGTGGCAATGTTCATCAATATGTTCCTGGCACTGACCAAGCGAAAGAGGTTCTTTGTACTCGCATCGGCTACTGAGACAGCGGCTATCCGTCTGCTTACCCCTTACAGGCTCAACTTCGAGAGTAACCCGCGACTGCGCCAGTTCTACGGCAATCAGGTAACACTTGGTGCATGGACCGATAAGGACTTCACCACACGTTGCGGGGCTAAGTTTGTTGCCCTCGGTGCCGGCTCTGCCCCTCG